GCATTGACCAGAATGTCGCAGAAGCCTTATCGCGTAGCGTCTTAAACCCTAGCTTTAACCAACAACAACAACTGCTGATGGGTATAACACCAGTTATGCAAGAATTGCAGCGTAGAGCACTAGGCGAATCAACCAGACGCGCAGGTTACTCAACATCTGCTGGCGCTGCACCTGCTACTTTATTGGGTGAGTAAATGGCTGACTACATTGGCGCTACACCGCAGAACCCTTTGCTTGGTTTGCTCTATGGTGGCTACGATTATTTAAGGTCACCACAACGCACCCAGCAGATGCAGGGTCTGGCTAGTCTGCTTGAGTCAACTGGCATACCTAAAACCATTGAGCGTATGTCTTACGGTGAACCGTTGACGAACATAGGTCAAGCCAATGTGCCATTGCTAAAGCCAGAGACTGCTGAAGCAATGATGACGGTTGCGCCTATGGCTGGTCCTGTTGCAAGGGCTACCGCAAAAGGTGTGCAAAGAGCTGGTGGTCTGCTTGGGCAAGAGATGGTGGACAGACTTACAACTGGTAGGTCTATGTTGCCTAGTTTATTGGCTGAACCTCAAGCAGCGATGTTTGCTAGATTGCCAGATACTCCAACTTTTACCGATCCTAGAGTTGGCAAAAGATTTGATACTGAATATGTTGGAAATCTTGTAGACAGAACACCATTAAATATTGAAGATTACGAAGGATATAGTTTATTAACATTCCCCTCCGATATAACCAGTAGGGGTCAAAAGGTTAAAGGATTTAGCGATATTGTTTTGGACAGACCAACAATTACTGAGGGTGGATTTTCATTTCCAAGAGATAAGAAAAATATTGAAGATATGAGGGGCTATGCATCAATGCTTGCTGCTGCTCAAAGACAAAACAATAGAGTTATCAGAGCAATAGAAGAAAACAAAGCGCTTGGTGGAAGAGAGAAGGTACTTGTAGGTCCACACACAATGGCATATGGCGCTGAAGATTTTTCAACAATGCCAACTGATGCATTGATTTCTTTATTTCAAACCGTTGGCGCAAAACCAGAAATCATTAGCGAAATAAATAGAAGAATAAGAGACGCAACAATTAAAGGAGAAAAGGGTAAGTTTTCAGAGTTTGTTGGTCTTGGCGATTCTGGACTTAGAGAGCAATTATTTACTGGCGCAGGATTGACTAAAGGAAGCGCTGGTGATTTAAGAAAACTCTTCACAGAAAAGATGGGTTCTGTTTATGGAGAGAAAGCGTTTGACTATAACTATCCAGATTTAAGAAGATCGCTTCTTGATACTAACCTAGTAGATGTGCCTAAATATCATATGGGTGAAACATTCTATGAAGCTATGCCATTCCAAGGATTATTGTCTGGAGCGCACAGCACCTACTCACACGGTATGGGTGGCGTGTATAGAGGCACAACTAAATCTTTGCCAGTTAAAGATGTATTTGGTCAAAAATATGCAGATATTTATAACCAAACAAAAGAAAGTCCTAAAGTTGCTAATCAATTAGCGCTTGGTAGAAATTTAGATTTAGACCAATTAGCAATGGGAGCGTTGAGTTCTGGAGAATCCAATACTGGATTATTTCTTGATGAGAAAACAATTAAGAGATTAAAAAAGATGATGAAAGACTGATGCGACTTGCGTATTGATCTAATGCTTTTTTTACATCATTGATCAAAGCAATCTGCTCATACTCATCAAGTTTAAAAAACTCATCTGACCCTGCAATATCAATATCAGGGTCTTGTCCATTACCGATTTCAATTACAAGTTTCATTTATATATCCCCCTAAAAATTAAACACGACTTCTCAGCGCAATAAGTTCCAGCACATTAGGATCATTTTCTTGACCACTTGCTGGTGAGTACAGCGCTCGGTATCTTTCCTCTGCTTGCGGTCTTGGCTCACACAAGTAGTAAACCGCAAGAGACTTGCGTGCAAAGTCTTCTGGGCATTGCACAGGTCGTGAGAGTCCATGTAGTGAGTTTGTTGTGTCAAACAAAACAGCACGATTGAATTTAGGCATCACTTCTTTTACGAGGTTGGATGTCTCGCTCCACATTCCTAAGTGACCGCCAAAGTCTTTGTGCCAGTCTGGTGTCAGATACACGATTAGATTTAACCGTCTCTCAAGCAAGAGCTTGGGGTGTATGGAGTAGTCGAGATGTGGGTTTAACTTTCCCCCAGAGATGTGTCTGTGCATACCAGCGCCATGCAGACCAGCGTCAGCGTAGAGCGTGCAGCCAGTCAGGTGCTCAATTTGTTGTACAAAGTCAGGGGACACAAGGTGCTGCATTGCTTTGTAGATGCTGGCTGGGAAAGCACCCCAATGATTCATGGTTGACTTGTGCTCAAGTGCGTTGTTGTAATGCACCCAAAAATCTTTTACTGTGTCAAAGTCTTGAGATATTTGCAGAGCGAGTTGATCTGGAAAGAAGTCATCGATCACTAAGTGCTTGAATGGGTGCTCGGACTGCCAAGCGAATGTGTGTGTCTTCATATCTCACCAAAAAATGCTGCCGTCAACGGGTCGCGCTTGACCTTACGCTTGAGCTGTCTTTGCTTGGCTAGTCTTCTTTCCTTGGTGTCGGCATCTTCTTTGGATCGGTGCTTACGCAACCGTGAGCTGCTGCTTACAGGCTCTGGCTTATCTGCATCCACTCCAATCCCGAAGCGATAAACAGCAGACCATTGCGTCACACTCGTCTTACGCCACGACTGGATGTGGACATTGCCTTCTGCTCTGAGTTTTTGAATCATGTCTCTGCTAGACCTGAGCGTGCAATGGAGAAGGTCAGCCAGCTCGACGGCTGTGTAACCCTTCTGAGTGATAAGGTTGACCAGTTTAGGTACTCTGGTTGACTTCATTTGTCCTTGTCCAGACTCATGTATAGAACCGCAAAGATGACTGCCACGCCTATGCAAGCGCCAGTAAACAGCAAAACAAATAAGGTCAAGATACTGTGTAGTGCGTCAATCATAGTTAAGCCCTTTCAGTTTTAACTCAATATTCTTGGCGGTCTGCTCGATGTCGCAACCCCCTTTGCCGTAGGCAATACACTTGTGTATCTGCTCGTCGGTGAGGGATACCCACGCTCTTTTGTAGGTCTGGATGTCGTCGTCCTCATCAACCCTGCGGTGAGGGACTGAGATGCCTATGTGTCGTGTCATGCCGTCTTCTCCTCAATGACTCTGGCTTTGCGTGACTTTATCTCAAGAACAACCATGTCGAGTGCCTTCTCTAGTTGCGCTATGGTGGTGATGTCGAGCTGTGCGTCGTGCAGTTCCATGCCGTAGTTGATCGCTGTCAGCTCTGCTGCCTTCGCCACAAACCTGTCTTGACGATTGATACCGCGACGAGACAACTCCAGCAATGCGTCCTGTCCTTCTTTGATCTCGTCGGTGTACTCATGCCCAATGCCAAGCCTTGAGAGGGCTTCGGAGACATTGAGTGCAGAGATGATGGAGTCGAGGTCGTAACGCTTTGCCTGACCCGTCCTGAGCGCTTCTAGGGCAGAGTGGTTCTTTATCTTTAGATCGAGAACCGCGCTGCCAGTCGTGGACACAAGTCTAAAACCGTTGAGCACATAGGTGGTGGCATCAAGACGCACGCCCTTGGGTTTGTATTTACTTCTTTTTCGCATTGCGTTGTTTTAACCTTGGGCAGTTTATGCAGAACACTTTTTCCTTGGACTGACACACGCCAAGGGTCTCGCACTTAGTGCGTAGCGTTACCCACGGTGGCGGTGTCACCCATCTGGTTTTGACTTCTGTCATTGCTGAGACGCAATCATTTGCATCTCTAACTCTTTGACGCGCTCGGTCAATTCTTTGACAGTCAGCTCTGCGATCTCCAGCTCGTTGCCGTGAGTGCGTTGTGCCATCTTCATACCGCTATCGTATCCAAGCATTGCACCTTTGTGCATTGCGTCTCTGGCTAATTTTGCGACATCTTGTGGCGACATGATTCTGGCTTGACCTTCGGTCTTTAAGATGTATTGCAAGACCATCTCTTCGATTTTCTTTTGTACTGACATATTAAAGTCCCATCGTAAGTATTGCTGCAATCAGACCGACAGATACGCCAGCCAAGAAGATGAAGACGCAATCCACTAAAGAGATTCTGCTGTCTTCGTAAGGACCGTCAACCTCAAAGTTTTCGGTGTAGTTTTGATGTTTCATGTTGTGCTTTCAGAGTTAAACATTACAAGGGCTTCTTCGCAGATGTGATCCACGATGGACTGCATAAGAATGTGGGCGATGTCAATGTCACCGCAAAAGGCATTGACAAGGTTCATGCACGCAGGGAAGTCTGGCGCTTCCCCGTGGTTTAGTTCTGCGGGTTCATACTCCAAGTTGCAAGTGAGTTCTACACCTTCCACTTCGCAGTTAAATTTGTATAGGGTTTCGGTCATGCTGTCACCTCTTTCTTTGCATCGATGCGTGTGAAAAAATCTGCTTGTTTGCTTGCTGCGCACTTCGCGCATTGATACTGATCTGCCTTGAACTCAGACCAGTTACCTGACATCGGTGTGCGCAGTATGTTTCTACCGCAAGCAGTTCTGGATGTCATGCCAGAACCGTATTTGTTTAAGTGCATTACTCTCATTTCGTTGTCCTTAAAAGATGGGGCTTTCGCCCCGTTGTTGATTAAGCTGCGTTTCTATCTGCGTATGCGCGTTTAGCTTCTGTGCCTTGATCAACATAAGCGTTAGAACCGTAAGCTGGATCAACTTCAAACCAGCAAGAAGAAGTTAAAGACTTACCAGATGCCAATGCTGCGTTAACTTTAGCAACTAGATCAGCAACGATAGTTTTTGCATCTTCACGAATATCAACGAAATTTGTTTCGCCAGTCTCTTCGCACTCAACTACTTCTACGCCAGCAAAAGATTTCTCGTGACGAAAACGACGACCTGCTTCGTTTTCAATAATTACATAATATTTTTCACCGATGTAAGGGTGACCGTCGCATGAATAACCTGCTTGATAAAGATCAGATACTGAGAATGCTGTGTAAGTTGCGTTTGTCATTTCGTTTACTCCGTTGTGTTGTTGATGTCCTGATCATACATTAATTGACTACATTATCAAGCCCCTACTATTTAGTCAACTATTACACCAATACAATAGACCTCGACAGGGTGTAGTTTCCCTGTCTGCTGTGCCTTATGTCTCCGCAAGAGGTGCAGTTGCCTTACAGGGGTGAGCGTCAAACCTCACCCCTTTTTTTGTTTGTTGTTGACTTTATCAATTTTGAGTTAACATTGTAGGCATGAACTACCTAACTGAAATAATTGAACGCGCTGAGAAAGCGGGTTTCAAGATGGCTGATATATGCAGAGAGGCTGGCATTGATCAGGCTCAAATGTCACGCTGGATGGCAGGGCATACCGTACCCCTGATCACCTCAATAGAGAAGCTCAGAACTGCCACAGATCGTTTGATCATTGGTCGTATCAAGTCGCTTGAGGTCAAGAATGATTAGGGTGATGGGCGTGGATGTCGGGGCGCTTGGTGCGTTTTCACTTTATGTTGACGGCAAGTTTGAGCAGGTCGTCGATATGCCCATCGTGGAGGTGCTTAGAGGTGGCAAGAACAAGCGCCAAGTCTCTGCGCAGGGCGTAGCAAGCATTGTCAAGGTCTTCGCTCCTACGCACGCATTCGTAGAACGCACAGGCGCAATGCCAAACCAAGGAACTGCCAGTATGTATGCTTTTGGGAGAGCTGCTGGAATTATTGAAGGCGCACTTGCGTCTTTCTCAGTACCGATCACCTACATCAATCCCTTGGTGTGGCAGAAGGCTACGGGTTGCGCAAAGGGTAAGGACGCTATACGCCACAGGTGCATGGAATTGCACCCAGAGAATCAGCACTTGTTTAGTCGTGTCAAGGACTCTGGTCGGGCAGACGCAACCATGATCGCTTACTTTGGGAGTCAGGCTAAATGACACAAGATGAAATCATTGAACTGGCTAAAAAATATTGTTCTAACTATAAATTTGAAAATGGTGATTTGTATGAATGCTATGAATTTTCAAAAGAAGACCTTATAGCTTTTGTCAAATCGGTGGAAGAGGAAATTAAACCGAGAGCAAAACAATGATCGACGAAGAACGCAACGCAATGCGCGAGCACATTGTCTGGCTCACTAAGGAGCTGGAGGAAACCAGAACCAAGCTCAAGGTAAGAGACGAGTTGCTATCTGAGTTACTTAACCCTGACGAGCTGGGTCATGCAGTCACTAACGAGGTGCGTGGACGCATCTACACACTTTTGCACTTACAGGAAAAAGAATAATGATCAAACTACGCCCATCGGCAGCTACACGCTGGCTCTCTTGTCCTGCATCTGTGAGGCTTTGTGCAGACATACCTTACCAGCCAGCAGGAGAAGCTGCGCAGATTGGTACTGCGATACACGAGGTGGCTGAGACTGCATTCTTGACTAACTCAAGTGTCTATGACTGGGTGGGTAAGACGGTCAAGGACATTCTTATCACCGAGCAGAACGCTGACTTTGCAGCAGCTCATGTGAACCACATCAGGGACTTGGAGTTAAGACTTGGCACTCTCAAGGTTGAGCAGTATGTAACCGTGTACAAGGACAAGGACATCGAGTTGGGCGGTACTGCCGATGTGGTGGCATGGAACGACGAGAAATCAACCCTAGTCATTGCAGACTTGAAGACTGGCAGAGGATATGTGGACGCTGACTCAGACCAGATGAAGATATATGCCATCGGTGCAATGCGTCACGCAAAGATTGAATTCAGCAACATTGAGCTGTCGATCATTCAACCGCATCACGGTGAACCTAGAACGCACAAGATCACATTCAAGGAATTAAACGACTGGGCAGCGAACAGATTAACTCCAGCGATTCAAGCAATCAAGAAGGGCGACACCGATCCCACACCGACAGAAGACGGTTGCCAATGGTGTCCAGCAAAGGCGATCTGTCCTGCGCAGCGTAAGGGGTTCGAGGTCATTGCTGCCACACCAAACCTTGCTGTGATGAGTAAGGAAGAGATGAAGTCTGTGGTGGTGACGCTCACACCAGAGCAGATCGCTGACTTGCTAGAACGCGCACCACTTGTGGAGAAGTTTATTGACGCTGTGAGAGACCATGCAGTCAAGCGCATCGAGGCAGGTGAAGTGATCAAGGGCTGGCAGATGCAGCCCAAGCGTGCGTATCGCAAGTGGATTGACGAACATGACGCAAAGAATCAATTACATGACGCTGGTATCCCTGCGGATCAGTTGGTCTCTAGCGAACTAATTAGTCCATCTGAAGCAGCCAAGTTACTTCCCAAAGAATCAAAAGACTTAATTGACAAGTTAACACGCAAGGAGTCTAGTGGTCTCACTCTTGCGCGTGATTACTCTTTAGGTCAATAATCCATTCCCCCAAACCGTTGCCTTGTGCAACATAAACTCGAAAGGCTCAAATGCTTAATCTATCTAGTTCTTCTGGCGGTGGTAACTACATCCGCTTCATGCCATCTGCTAACGCATGGCTCAACTCAAACAAGGAGGAATTCACTCCAAAGAAAATGGTTGTGGATACTGACTCGTTGCAGACTGGTTGGATGCACCTCGGAGAAGGTGTCCGCGACTGGCAACCAGACGCAAGTCTTGGAAAGAAAGGTGCTCAACCGTCACCTGATCACAAGCGCGGTTTCTCCATCAAGTTCTATAACAAGGAGATGGGACTCGCTGAGTGGAGTGCCAACGGTACAGGTCCAAACATGGGACTTGAGAAACTGTGGAAAGCAATCGAAGCAGGTCAAGCAGCCAACGCTGGCAAATTACCCGTGATTGAGTACAAAGGCTCGACGCTAGAGAAGATCGGAAAAGGCACGACTCGCATTCCTAACTTTGATGTGGTGTCTTGGATCGAGAGACCTGCTGGCATGGACGCGGTGGACGACGGTACGCAAGCATTTGATAGCGACGGCAAGATCAGTATGGCAGCACCAGCTCCAGCACCAAAAGCAGCGCCTAAGACTGCAATGGCTCAAGCCGTCGAAGACGACGAGATGTTTTAACTTTTAGGAGAGACGGGGCTGGCTGAAAGGTCAGTCCCGTTTTTTTTCCTCTATGGAAAACACACAAGAATTTTGGATGCTGCTACTGATTGCGTTGGCTCAACGGGTCTACGAACTGGAGCAGAGATTAGAAGAATTGGAGAGACATGAATGAGTTGGCATTATTTGCGGGGGGGGGGGGGGGAATCCTTGCAGGACATTTGTTGGGGTGGCGTACCGTGTGTGCCGTTGAAATCGAAGATTACCCACGCAGAGTTCTATTGCAACGGCAAGCTGATGGACTCTTACCTCGATTCCCTATCTGGGACGACATCACCACATTCGACGGCAAACCTTGGCGGGGAAAGGTCGATGTCGTCAGCGGTGGATTTCCCTGTCAGGACATCAGCGTTGCAGGAAGAGGCGCAGGACTCGATGGGGAACGATCAGGACTCTGGGGAGAAATGTCACGGGTCATTCGCGAAGTACAGCCCAGATACGCATTCATTGAGAACTCACCAGCACTCACTCTTCGAGGACTCGACAGAGTGTTGTGTGATCTTGCCCAGATGGGGTTTGATGCGCAATGGGGAGTGCTGGGACACGACGACTTCGGTGGGCAACATAGAAGGGAAAGAATCTGGATTGTTGCCGACTCCTCCAAAAAACCTTTTCAATCATTGGTCGAGCGCAAAGGCAAAGTATTTCAACGGTGGACTACGCAAGAGCGGTGTCAAGGTTGGATCGACTTTGTGGTGGGAGATGACGAAAGAACATCTCCATCTTGGCGGGTTAGAGGACAGAAAGACAATACCAGACCCATCATGTGGAGAAGTAGTGATGGGATGGTTAATGGGTTGGACAGAATTGCAGCCGTTGGAAATGGACAAGTTCCAAGAGTGGCAGCGGCAGCATGGCAATTACTAACAAAATAAATATGAAAGAAAACTAGATGCAAGCCGAACAAATAGCGCAAGCGCTTGGCAACGCAAGACGAGTGAACGGGCAATGGATGGCGAGCTGTCCTGTAAGCTCACACGGGCAAGGTAACGGGGACAAGAATCCAAGTTTATGCGTATCAGAGACAGACGAAGGCAAGCCGTTGTTTAAGTGCTTTAGTGGGTGCAGTCAGGAGTCGGTCTTCAATGCGGTGAAGGACTACGGTCTGCTCGATGACTTACCGAACCCGACTGACTTCCTCACCCAGATCAAGCCGTTACCGAAACCGCAAGAACCTGTCTTAGAACAGGAGTGGCACTACACCGACGAGGATGGGGTTGTCCAGCACATCAAGCAGAGATACAAGACCTTTGACTCAAAGGGAAAGACATACAAGCAGTACCGCGTGGACGAGAACGGTAGACGGCACGCGAGTATGACGGGTGCGAACATAGTCCCGTACAACTTGCCAGAGGTGGACTTTGCACGCAAGACTGGCAGAACTGTATTCCTTTGCGAAGGCGAGAAGGCTGCCGACGCTCTCAAGTCTTTAGGTGTGGTGGCAACCTGTACGCATAACGGTGCAAGCAGCTTCCCCGAAGATGTCGTCAAGCACTTAGTTGGACTCACCATTGCGATAGTGCCTGACAACGATGCAGTTGGCTGGGAGTACGCAAGAAAAGCAGTTGCAGCCCTCAAGTCGGTTACAAAAAGTATCCGAGTGGTTGACCTCCAGTTAGACGAGATCAAGGAAGATGCATACGAGTTTGTGCATAAGTATGGCGGTGACAAGGACAGGCTGGTTGACTACACAAAAGCCACGCAAGCAGTCATAAGTGAGATGGATGTAACGACTCCTGCAAGATTAAATAATTCTGCTGAGACACCAGTAATGGAAGAGTTGGAGCTGCCACAAGTACCACTTCAACGCGAAGGATTCAAGCTCGAAGCGTGGGACGACATACAGGACGAACCAGTCGAGTGGCTAGTGCAAGGCGTTATCCCGCAGAAGTCATTTGTGGCTTTGTATGCACCGCCAGCAAGTTTCAAGTCTTTTATTGCCTTGGACATTGCGGAGTGCATCGCAACGGGAAGAGCATTCCTTGGCAACCAGATCACTAGGCAAGGTGCAGTCCTGTATATCGCAGGTGAAGGACATGGCGGTATCGGGTCAAGGATCAAGGCTTTGAAGACGCATCACAAGACACCAGTTGGAGCGCCAGTCTATTTCCTGAGACGGCAGGTCAATCTCAGATCAAGTAAGACAGACCTGCAAGACCTAGTGGCAGCCATTGACGACCTCAAAGCAATCCACGACATCAACTTCGAGCTGATCATCATCGACACCTTGGCTAGAGCGTTTGGCGGTGGTAACGAGAACGCAAGTGAGGATATGGGTGCATTCATTACGGCTGCTGGCGCGATCCAAGGCAAGTATGAGTGCTCCTTATTGGTGGTGCATCACGCTGGTAAGGACGCAACCAAAGGACTCAGGGGTCACAGCTCACTACTCGGAGCAGTAGACACAGAGCTGGAGATTATCCGCATAGAAGGCGCTCAACCGCCAAAAGGAATACTCCACATCAGCAAGCAAAAGGACGGGGAAGACGGGCAGAGGATCGGATTCAAGATGGTCGAGGTCACGACTGGATCAAGTGGAATCGTGGACTTTGAAGGTGCATCCAGTCTGGCGGTTGAACCAGATGAGGAGATGGATACAGATCGTCCTAACCAAGCAATTCCTCCAAATAGGACAGGCGCTGGATTGAATCAACGGCTTGCGTTGTCCTGTCTGCACGACGCAATTAAGAAGTTTGGCGAGATGCAGGTGGTCGATGGGATGCGCAATAAGTGCATAAAGATTGATCAATGGAGGGACGAATTCAAGAAACGCATGGGCAGCGATGTCATGCCAGCAACGCTAAATAAGGCTTGGTATCGCGTCAAAGCCGATCTTGCTGATTTACAAAAAGTAATCATTTATGGTGAATTGTGCTGGGCGGTATATGCGGACGATGATGGCGCAAAATCATCTAATTCGGTGGTTGTGCAGATCAAGAAATGAGTGTGGACAAATGGACATATCAAGGACAAATGGATGGACAACCAAAAATCCATTTGTCTATGCCAAAACGATGGACAGATGGGGTGTGTGTGTATGTAATACACACCACCTGTCCATTGTGGCAATGCGTCCGATTTGGTTATTTTTAAAAAATGGAGTTGTCTATGGTTAAGAAGAGTTTGAAGAAAGTTGTTGGTGGTCTAAAACAGCCAGATTTCCCTATGAATACTTTTGAGGTATTTATGAATTCGAGGTTGATTGAGCTGTCTGTGGTGAAGCGTGAGCACGAAAAGCGTTGGGGCATCAATCGGTTGATAGAGTTGGTGGACTCTGAGTTTCGGATCAAGGTGTGGCGACAGGCTGAACGAGTCTTTGAGGCTTCGGTGTCCAGAGATGAGGTGAAACTAGATCGAGCTGTCGGTGGGATGGTCAAGGCTTATGCAGCGCTGGAGACTTGGGCGGTCGAGAACGGTGTGCCTGAGATGCCAGCGATAGTTGCAGTTGAGCATGAGATGCAAGATGGGTCGGTGATGGTGGTCGTTGGTACACATCACGACGCGACGCTTTACCAGCAGTTCAGACCTGATGTCCAGAACAGACACATCTGGACGATGGAGGAGCTGGAGTTGATCATGGAGTCACCAGTCATCAAGGACACGATGAAAGTCAAGGCGTTGATGCCGTGTGCAGCACTTGTCAGGTTGGACAAGGACGCGAAGGAGTTTCCACTTGGCGGTGCGACGGGCTTTGATGATGTCAAGTCGGACGAGCTGGAGGCTTCGTCGTTGCCAAAGGTGTTCGACACCAGCAAGATGCGTAAAAATACGGCTAACAGGGCTTTAGAGGAGATTTAGATGGCTGGAAACAAAAAGAAGATTCACGACATTGCGTTGCTCAACACGCTGCCGATTGAGCAGATCACCAATATGTTTGAGGCGGGAATGAGCGAGACGAGGATATGTGTGGCGCTCGGTGTCAGCAAGAAGGCGCTGACCGAATGGATGGACTCACCAGCGCAAGAAGGCTTCTTGTCTCGCGTGCGTGCGCGAGCAGCCGATCATATCGTAGGTCAGATGATTGAGATCGCAGACGATACAGACATCGAGGAGGTCAACAAGGCGCGTCTGCGCGTCCAGACGAGGCAATGGGTGGCAGAGCGCTGGAATCCTGCCTCATACGCCCAAAACAAGATGCCAAGCGTGCAAGTGAACCTGTCTGGGATGCGACTGGACGCATTGCGACGCATTGAGGTGGTCGAGGACATATCCACAGAAAACAGCGCCAAGTTGTCCTAGTTGTCCACAGTTGCGTGGAAAGTGGCAAAGTTATGCACAAAACACCTGTCAAACCTGTGGATAACCACAAAATAACTTTACATAATGGACATAGTATAAAGTAGGTGTAGATATTAGTATTCGTTTCTGCTTGTTTTCTGCTGACTGATTCGGGTTTACCCCCCCCTTCGATCTGCGCGACGGGTGGCGCTGAAACTGCACCCCGACAATTACCGACCTAACACCCCCCCCACTACCCCTCCCCATAGCACCACTCACCCACAAAAAAAATAAAAAAAATCAAGGCACAATTCCCACATGACGACAGAATCAACTCCGACAGAAAAAGAGAAAAGCAAACTACACCCACAGGTCAAGGAGACGCTAGACCGCATCCACGACAAGCGACAAGACGAACTCGCCCACAATCCCTTTGTTGCGTTCACCATACGCTACAAGAACAACCCCACGCTCTTCGTGAAGGAAGTCTTAAAAGCCAACCCCGACACTTGGCAAGAAACCTTTTTAACCCACATCGCCAAGGGCAACCGCAGAATAAGCGTCAGGTCAGGGCATGGCGTGGGAAAGTCCACAGCAGCGAGCTGGGCGATCATCTGGTACTTACTGCTCAGATACCCCGTCAAGGTGGTGGTAACCGCACCAACCAGCAGCCAGCTATACGACGCACTCTTTGCGGAACTAAAGCGCTGGGTGAAGGAGCTGCCTGAGACCTTGAGGGATATGCTCGAAGTCAAGCAGGACAGGATCGAGGTCAAGGAGGCAGCGACAGAGGCTTTCGTGTCCGCAAGGACATCGAGGGCAGAGCAGCCCGAAGCCCTGCAAGGTGTCCACTCAGAGAATGTGATGCTTGTAGCTGACGAGGCATCGGGCATCCCAGAGGCTGTTTTTGAGGCTGCTGCTGGCTCGATGTCTGGACACAATGCCGTCACCCTTCTGCTGGGCAACCCTGTACGCTCTAGCGGATTCTTCTACGACACGCAGAACCGACTTGCGAATGACTGGGTGACGATGAAGGTGAGCTGCAAAGACTCGCCAAGGGTCAGCGATGCCTACATCGAAGAGATGAAGGCGCGGTACGGGGAAGAGTCCAACGCATACCGAATAAGGGTACTGGGTGAGTTTCCAAGGTCTGACGACGACACCATTATCCCGATGGAGTTGCTGGAGCTGGCAAAGCACCGCGATGTCGAGACATCTCAGCACGCAAAACTTATATGGGGTCTGGATGTTGCACGCTTTGGTGGGGACAGGTCTGCACTCTCCAAACGCCAAGGCAACGCATTGATCGAACCCACAAAGATTTGGAAAAACCTTGATTTGATGCAGTTAACTGGCGCAGTAGTCGCAGAGTGGGAGGCATTACCGCCAAGCCAGAGACCGCATGAGATCATGGTGGACTCGATTGGACTTGGTGCTGGCGTAGTAGACCGTCTCAGAGAACTCGGTCTTCCAGCTCGTGGCATCAATGTGTCCGAGTCTCCAGCGATGGGGACAACTTACAGGAATCTGAGGGCAGAGCTTTGGTACAAGGCAAAGGCATGGTTCGAGGCGCGTGACTGCCGTATCCCCAATGACGAGGAGCTGGTGGCTGAACTGGCGACGGTGAGGTACTTCTTTAGCAGCGCGGGGAAAATGCAGGTCGAGGGCAAGGACGACATCAGAAAGCGTGGCTTGAAGTCCCCCGACAAGGCAGACAGCTTTGTGTTGACCTTTGCGTCTGACGCAGCCGTCTCGATGTTTGGTGCGAATACGAGTCAGAAGTGGTCGCAACCGTTGAAAAGAAACCTGTCAAGGGTTGCATAATTCGGGTATCCCAATCAAGGAGTATTTGACATGATGAAGAAGACAAAGACAGAGAAGAAAATCTCTAAGGTTTACAACGAATTCAAGGCAGGTAAGCTGCACTCAGGCAAAGGCGGTCCAGTCGTCAAGAGCAAGGCTCAAGGTTTGGCGATTGCGTTGTCTTCTGCTGGCGTGAAGCCTAAGAAGGGAATGAAATAATGGCAACCTCATACCCCAAGAGCTTACAAGGCGCGATGGACAAGATGATGTCCGACAGCGACACCAGCGAGTGTCCAGCGCCAACGCAAGACATCACCCTTAACTTAAAGAACCGCGCCAAGGCGATAACGGCTGCGAAGTACGGTCCTGAGAACCCAGCGCTACCTAACACGCCATTCTGGGCAAAGAAGGCAGATGCATGGGATGTGACTGTGGACGATGCCAAACAATCCCTTTGCGGAAACTGCGCAGCGTTCAATGTCTCAGACAAGATCAAGCAATGTATTGCTGACGGCATCGGCAACGAGGCTGACCCGTGGGGAACTATCAAACTCGCTGACCTTGGATATTGCGAGATATTCGACTTCAAGTGCGCAGCCAGTAGAACTTGCGATGCTTGGGTCGTGGGTGGTCCTAATACTGGCGAAGCCAAGGACGAGGACATGGAAGAAGGCGAAGACTACGAGGAGAAATCATGAAAACTGGACTTTATCAAAATATTAACGCGAAGCAAAAACGCAT